CGTTCTGTGCCTATCTCGGTAACACTATGATATACATAACAAAAGTCGGTTATCGTAAATATCGTGTAGGTGTTGACTTATATGTAGCTATGGATGATAAAGTAAAACACAATCTACAAGTAGGTCATGCCAAATCCAAAACTAAAGCTTATCAACTTGCAAAACTATATGGAGGAACAGATGAATATATTTATGCTAGATAGCAATATGGATAAATGTGTCAAGTATCATTGTGATAAACACATTGTCAAAATGCCTTTGGAAACAACCCAAATGATTTGTACTATTTCACACAAAATGGGTCTCAATCCACCTTACAAACCAGTCCATCCTAAACACCCATGTACTCTGTGGGGAGGTATGAACAGACGTAACTTTTCATGGTTATGGTGGTTTGGGATTGCTTTATGTTGTGAATACACTCATAGGTATGGAAAAAAACATGCTTGTGAAGAAGTACTGCATGACATAGCTTGTCAGTGTTGGAATGATTTACCTCCTGGAGATTATACCGATCCACCACAAGCCATGCCCGATGAGTACAAAAACCAAGATGTTATAGAAGCTTACCGAAAATACTATTACTTTGAGAAAAGTAGGTTTGCAAGATGGACAAACAGACCTAAACCTTTTTTCATGGAGGAAGGCTTTTATGATAACAAACTTCAACTTGTCCAGTAACAAGGAGACCAAAGTGAATAACCCACTAGACAATAAGAGGGCGACTTATCTAAAAGCCTTCCAATGGGGAACAGATGATTACATGCTGAAAGGTGAAATAGACCAGAAAGGTAAATCTTCTGCTTATTATAGAAAAGGATATAACTATGGTAGAGATCTACATCATAAGTTATTCGGTTTTTATAGAAAAAATGAACAAACACCTAAACTTTCTGACACATACTAAAGGGGATTATTATGAAACCACTACAACCCGATTGGGAAATCTACGAGTTCCAGCATTACTTTTTTACAAGATATAAAAATAGTGCCGGAAGTGAGCGTGGACAAACACATAAAACGATGGAAGATGCTTTGAAGCACATACAGTCTTTTTATGAAAAGCGTAGAGAACCACGAGTTCTTGACTTTAAAAAAAGTAATTCGGAAAACCCACGTCACCCTTACGACAGAGAAGATGATTATTGGGAAAATCAAGAAGGTATGACAACCACAACTAGACGGGAGTTAAACGATGACGAAATTAACTGATGAAGTATGGAAAGAGTTTACCTATACTGTGAGGGAACTTGCCTCGGACTCTCCTATAACAGTATCGGAGCTTGCCAGAAGATTCCATGTGTCGGTGAATACAATTACAAGATGGATTGATGAAAATAATTTGAATGAATATATTAAAGATGGTAGATGTGGTGTTCACCGTACGAATAAAAAAGATCGTAATGTGAAAATCTACGAGGAGTATTGGAAGAAAGGTACTAGTCTTGCCAAGATAGGAAGGAAGTACAATATGTCTCGTCAACGTGTTCATGTCATCGTAAAAACAGTAGAACAACATAGACTAAACGGACAACTTTAACCTTGTACTCCCTAAGTCGGTTGTTACTATATAATTATTAATAAATAAAAACATCTCGTAGAAAGGAGATATTATGGCAGTAAATAAATTAGACGTAAGTCAAGGTGATGCTAAAATACGTCACCATCTTCCAAACCATTTTGCTCAAGGTCCTCTAGCATTGGCTAAAGAGTGTATGGAATTAAGTACTAAAATTCAAGTACTTACCGATGATTACTTGTTTTGCACTATGTTCATGGAATACATAAAACTAAAAGACCCTGAACTATATAAGCAAGGCAAACTTATCGCTGAGAGCACATTACAAATTGACAAGGATTTAAAAAATGCTTGAGGAGTTGGAATGGGTAGTCACAAAAGACTGGTGTTCTCCTACTTATAGTGAATTAAAAACTATAGATAAAAGCCTTATTTATGGTCCACGTCTTGGCACTCGAATGTGTAAAGACTGTGGCGGAACTAAACTTGCTCTTATACTTGGTAATGTCCTTAGGTTTTATGAACAAACAGAAGAGTCGTCCGTAGGTCGCTCTCCTAACTATATCCTGCTTAAAGAGTATGAGCTTCTTCCAACAAATTTAGTTACGGAGGTTTAAGAATAGGGGGGAGAGAACAGCTCCTTTCCAAAGACGATAGTGAGTGTCGTCTTAAATGGTGTAGATGCACAGAACTACGACCCCCCGAGGGTTTCATAAACCTTTATTTAGTTGTAGTTTCTGTGGAAGCTTCGTTATTCATTGGCAGACGGCATCGTTCTCTCAGTAAAGTGTAAATGCCTAATCTACACAACACTCACACAAACTTTTAGAAAGGAAAGTAAATGTATTTAAAAATCCAAAAATGTGTCACTGATTTATATTGGGAGTATGACCGTATATCACATAGTGGTCAACAAACTCTTGATCGATTAGCCAAGATGGTTGGTGTAAAAACAGAAGACCAAATGATGAGGGCTTTTGAAAAAATGTCTCCAGAAGAAATGCGAAAAGAACTGGAGGGCAAATTATGACGTTGGAGTGTAATAAAAAAATGTACGATATAGTATCAACTAAAATCTATGCTGAATGGAATGGTAGCCCCAAGATGGTTCTCATTGAACAAGAAATGCCTCAAGAACTACAACTGTTGTTTGACTCATGGCTAAGTGACATAGAGAATGAGGAGAACGCCAAATGATTTGTTGGGTCATCGCAATATTAATTGTCATTTGGATATTTAGTTAGTACCTCTTTGTAATGTCGGTTGGTATAATTAAGTATAACAAACCAAAAGGAGCTCTATATGCAAGATGAGCACAAAAAATATTTAGCTGATATTTTATATCAAGATGCCTTGAGAACAAGTAAGGCAGAATTACAAGAAGTATCTTTTTTCCAAGAAGAAACAACTGATTCTTGGACGCTTGAACAACTCCAAATTCAATATGTAAAAGATCAAATAAGTTTTTTTGAGTCTGGTAATTTAAATGCTCAGGTAAATGAAACATGGAGGCTTATAAATGGCTAAAGAAATAAAGCACAATCCTTCACCACTTGATATAGTGGTGTTGGAAAACAAAATAAGAATGTGGCATAAAGACCGTAACCTTATTGATAAAAGCACAGACCAATTACAAATGGTAAAACTTATTGAAGAAGTCGGTGAGTTAGCCAGAGCAGTCAGTGTCACTTCAGCACAAGATGATTACAAGAGTAAATTTTTACTTCGCGATGCTATTGGTGATATATTGGTTGTGCTGATTAATATGTGTGCTCGCAATGATTTATCACTGCGTTTATGTCTATATACGGCTTATGACCAAATAAAGGATCGTAAGGGTACGATGGTCAATGGCATTTTTGTAAAGGAAGAAACAAATGGGTGAATATGAATGTTGGGACTGCGATAAAACGTTCTGGTTAGACGAACCACCTGAAGATAGAGAAATATGTGATGAATGTAGGGAGGAATACAAAAATGAGCAGACTTAAAGATGCCGTTCAGGAAGACACTCAAAGTGCTATAGAGGATTATCACGACGAAATCAAATTACATAAAGAACTTTATGGTGATAATTACACAATAGAGGATGCGACTGGCTTAACGGTCAAAGCTGGAGTAAGAGCCAGAGCACGATTAGTCAGCAAACTTTTTGCCAATGGTCTTAGTGAAGATGAAGTTGAAAAAATTGTAGATGAAAACGCCTAAGAAAAAGAATTACCCACGTCCCACTTATCAACGTTCCCGTCGGCTACAAGAAAGATGGAGCAAGTCTAAGTTCAGTATGTACGAAAACAAAACACCAACTGAAACGATTGACAATACATACCATCGTGAATCTATTATCCACAGTTTAATGACAGAAGCTCCTCGGTGTAGGATTTGTGATAGGTTGCCGACGACTCTCGGTGATTTCATTTATTCCCATTTTCAATCTTTATACAAGTGTGAGATATGTTTCAGTGTATTCCCTCATTTCTTCACACAAGACTCGCAATACAAAACTTGGATACCTTACCTCAAATATAAGAACAAAAAGAGTAAGTAACAATACCTCTTAAGCTATCTTGCCTTATTATAATTATATAAACAAAAACAAGGAGTTAGACATGGCGACACGAGGTTACTATCATTTTCTTAATACCCACCCTGACTACGAAATTGGTCAGGTAAAATTATACGTTCACTGGGATAACTATCCATCTGAGGCTTTTAAACGAATTGAAAAAGTCTTAGCCGAAAGCCCCAACCTTATTGATATCCGCAACCACTTCATCAAACACCACAATGCTAAAGTCGCTTGGGACTTTGATGGCACTATAAATCCTGCTGAAGAAGGTATCTCGGTGGATTACAAGTATAGCATAATCGTTGGTGCAAATGTAGAGGGCAAAGAAAAAGCAACCGTCTTAGTTTATAAAGAGGATTACTTCGGTGAACATACTTTTGATATTCCTCAGCAACATTTATATAAGTCCTGGGATATTGTTCCTCTACAAACACCACTTATAAATGTTGTCAATGGATAACATTTTTATACCTCTTGAAGTATCTTGCCTTATTATATTAGTAATGGTTAATTAACAGAAAGGAGCTAACCATGAAACATGAAATCAGTAATTTAGGTATTACCTATCATGAGTACTTCACTAATGTATTACACGTCTGGGCTTACAAACAAGGCAGACGTGCAGAACTTGGTCCCTTCTTAGACAGACGTGCCGTGCAAAACGACTTTCCAGTTTATCATTATCAATGCTCTGAGGACGGTCGTGCTTTTACAACGGTAGCCGATTTAAGAACAGAAAGCCTCATTTGTACTTACTCATACTGTGACGGTCATCAAAATGTGTGCAAATCAATCATGCTTCACAACGAGGAAATACCTTTAAAGGAAAAAGACTTAATTAGCCTTTTCTGGAATCTTGTCAAAGAAGATAGGTTTGGTTTCTATATCGTGAAAACTGCTAGTTAGGAGGGTAAAAATGAAATATGCTTATATCTTTATCTACCTCGTGTTCAGCCTTATGGGTTGTCTCGCAATTTTAATCAGTCTGCATATGTAATGGAGGGAAAAATGTCAAATCTTAAACACGAAAATTACATGCTAGTACATCAAACACTAGATTTGGTTTTTGAACATTTCTTAAAAAATCAAAAACTGTTTATGACAACTCAAGAAGAAATAGATTTCACCAAAGTTGAAAAATATCTTCACAATCTAATTACAACTAAGAGGAGGAAGTAATGCAAAATTATGAAGTAAGAACCATGCCCGATGGTATCTATGTTGTGGTTGCTGACGGTAAACCCGTCACGACACATAGCTCTCACCTTGACGCACAAAGGGTCTCGGACCATATGAATAGGTTAGAGGAACATAAACAAAAAGAAGGTTTGCTATATACTACTGAAATGAAATCGGAGTAGTAAACAAAATCAGATATTATAATATACGATATCTAATATCGATTATTTCCGTTACGAGTCAACAAGTGGGTTTCATTCAGCATGATTAGAATTCACTTGTTGCTTCTATTAAGCAGAGCTATATAATATAGATATGGCAAGAGCTAAAATAACACATAGACCTAAACTAGCAGTAGTCGCAAATCCTAAAATAGATTTTGGATTGACGCCTAAGCAAGAAAAGTTTTGTAAAATCTACGCAACTCAGGAAGTAACCCAGACCGAGGCGGCGATTGAAGCAGGATATGCGATATCAAATGCACATGCGATTGCTAGTAAGATGCTTAATGGCAGAGACTTTCCCCAGATTCTGGATAGGATTCTTCAACTCAAAAATGAATTACAGCAGAAGTATGAAGTTACTTTTGAAAGTCATGTTCGTAAGCTATCCCAGATTCGTGATGAATCATTAGCAAATCAAAACTATGCCTCTGCTGTCGCCGCAGAAAAAGCAAGAGGACAAGTCGCCGGATTATATATAGATAGAAAAGAAATACTTCATGGTAAGATTGACCAAATGGATCGTCAAGAAGTGATGGACGAAATCAAAAGAATACAATCCGAGTTCCCTCAACTTGTGAATCATGTAGAGTCTAAAGCGAAAAGCAAATAATCTGCAGATAACTTTTTACTACCTCCTAACTTATCTTACTTTATTATATAAGCATATTTAAAGTTAACCAATCAAAGGAGCTATCATGTATAAATCAGCAATAAACTTCTTCTTAGATTACAGTAACAATCCAGCAAAGTACGATTATCCGGATTGGTCTGTAAATTATGTTAAGGAAATAACTAACGTATGGTCTTGGTCACCAGATGACATTAGCCAATTTACAGTAATCCGCCATCCAGTTCAGCCAGAACCATTAGCAGAGTCAATATGGATTATGTATGAAAATTGGAATCACGAACGGGTCGTTCATACTTGGTACTGTCAAGAATCTGCCGACTTAGAACAATCAATGCAAGAAATAAAAACTAAATTCTTATGATAATAAAAGTTATCGTAATGAGTAATTAGGTGTTTACAAAGAGTAAAAATTGCATTACTCTATTAATAACAAGTAACCAACAAGTCTCGTAGAAAGGGGATTTAATTATGGCTCAATCAGCTAAAAAGGTTCAGGCTCCTCAAAAGCCTACTACTACTATCTTCACTGGCATCAGTGGTTTATCTGCTGAACGTATCAAATCACGTGAAGGTGTTACCACTGCCGATATTACTGCCTTTGTTAGTCAACACGCAGGAGGTAATATTAACAATGTCGGCGTCAGGCTCACTGACACAGTCAATGTCAAGGATGAGTTACCTTTTCCTTGGGAAAAGAAAAAAACCTTATATGAAGAAAACGGTACTGCAAAGTCCGGTCTTCGTGCAAAGGTCGTCTGGCAACTAATTAATTCTTCCAATGGCAAGGATCCGCTTACACTTGCTCAGGTTGACCAGTTCCACAAGTCTATCAAAGCACGTTCGTTTCATGCTTTAATTGACGCTCTTAATGGTGGGCAGTCTGCAAAGTCTGTTTCCTGGGGTAAAAACTTCATAGAGTTATACGTTATCCCTAAGCAATAATCTACCCTCCCCCAGTGAAATATCTGGGGGATTTTTTTGAGGTAAAATATGATTAAACCTGAAACCAAGTTTTGGAACATAATTAAAAAACAGACCGAGGGAATGTGTCACTGGAGCAGGATAGAATCCTACACAGCGACTGGAATACCTGACCTGAGCGGAGCTTATAAGGGGAACGAGGCTTGGTTTGAATTGAAAGTTTTAACAACAAGAAACGACAAGAGTTACCCAATATTTAGACCCCTCCAGATTGCATGGCAGACCTTAAGAACTCAGCACGGAGGTCGGGTTTATAACTTGGTTCATCATCCTTCGTCCGGGAGTCTATTAATTATTGATGGAAAACACCTTGGACCGAGATTGATGGATCGCGACTTCAAGTACGATGGTCGTCGACCGATCAACATGGATCGCGAGAAGTGGCAAGTCTTATTTTCTCAAATGTTCTCGGGAGAAGATGGATGGATGGATTGACGATTCTATTTGAATCATATATATAGGTACAGTCATAGGTACATATATAATACTTGAGTCAAATTGATTCACCTCCAGAAACCAGAAATCGTATGACACTTTTGGTATTGCTCTATTTAAATCATGCCCCATACTATTTAAATAATTAATTAAAACCTAAGGAGTTAACAATGAGTACAAAAGAAGTTTATACAAGAGCAGTTTATAAGTTTTTTGACCGTGCCACAAACGACAGTTTAATATTTTACAAGCACCACGACGGCTACCCTCATGGTTGGTTTGGAGCATTGGAGCGTATTAAAGCTGTCCTAGTATTAGGTGCTTTTAACGATTTAAAAGTAATTAAGAAAGTTATGTTGGAGGTCGGTGCTAAAGAGCTTAGGGATGAAATGGAAGCAGACCGTGTTGAGCAACAACACCGTTACAATGTTGACCTTGACGACGGACAAGTGACCCTTACCCATTACGATTGGCATGGTGACAAAGATAAATACCACTACATACTTGAGCACACTGGATGGAAACAAAGATGGATGGACATCGCCGTTTAATTCATTACGGAAGTTGGAGGGTCGCCCCCTCCTTCTTTTTGTTTGGTCGAGCGGAGTCAATTTGATTCACGACCAGATACTTTTTCTATTGCTCTATTTAAATCAGGGAACATACTTAAAACATAACTTAAACAAAACAAGGAGCTTTACGATGCGAACAATGAATTTAATAATGTGTTGGATCATGGTCATAATGTCATGCTTTTTTCTTGCCATGTGTGTATGGACTTTGGAATGGCAACTTATGTTATGTGGGATTGCTATAACTGCGATTGTTATATTACAACTGAGACATGAGCTAGGGCGAGCATGATCCTGCTTACAGCACTCGCAATCCTCATTGCAATTTTCGTCATGGCTTAATAGCTGTGGCGAAAATACCACACATAAATAAAAAAAGTAAAAAAAGTAAAATAAGTGTTTACAAACCTTTTTTAATTTAGTATTCTATAATTGCCACAACGGCTTAACTTAACATACGGAGTTTAACATGTTAAATACTTTTACAAGTGTTACTAGTGCAATCACTCAAAAAAATGCACACACTACAGTCAACCAAATGGTGGCTTTTATAAATGCTAACGGTGGCATTCATAAATGGGCTTTACAACTAAACCAAAATGCTCTTTCAGCTAACTCCACTCTCTTCGGTGGTGTTAACAATAAAGGTTCACTTTGGCAACCTATGTTCAAGGCTCAGCAAACACAGTCCTCAGTCGCAGGTGCTATCCTTTGGGCTTGTGTAAATGGTGCAAATATAAATGCCATTAACAAGGTCGGCAAAACAACTTGTCCAAAGGCTCACGCCAAGTTGGTTAATACTACAGTTCCAAAAGTATTAAAGCCTATCCCACTAAACCAAATACAAGCTTTATCTCAGCTAAGTGGTTCTAGCATTTTAGCAAATGCCAATAGTGAAAAAGGTTGTCGCCAAAATGGTTTAGGTGCAGTCCTAATAGGTTCCTTTAGCTACCTCGCCAAAGGCACTTATGGTACAAACTTCGGTACACTTGTACCACTAGCTAGTTAAAAACTAGCTCCCCACATCGGGCTATGGCTTACAACCATAGCCCCTTTTTTATGTGTACTTACTTAACATGTTAAGGATCCCCCCCGAGACGGGGAGGAACATGTATGGGCGGTAGGCTATACAGCTTCCGCACAAATCATAGCATGTCAGAAAATTATTTGTACATGACCCCCCTTTTGTGTATATTTGAATTCAGGTTCATGGTCCGTGGAAAATTTTTATAAAAAATGACAAAAGTGCCTTTTAACATACCCGAAGAAAAACTCAGGCATTACTTACGTTTGATGGAAAAACAGAAAGCTTTGTCTACGGCAGAAAAGGCTCGTGGCGATTTTATGCAATATGTTCATTGTATTTGGGAAGAGTTTATACAAGGCGAGCACCATAAGATAATGGCACAGAAGTTTAATGATTTGGCTACTGGGAAAATAAAACGACTTATTGTGAATATGCCTCCACGACACACGAAGTCTGAGTTTGCCAGTTTTTTGTTACCCTCATGGTTGATGGGGCGTAATCCAAAATTAAAGATAATACAAGCTACCCATACTGGAGAACTTGCCGTGAGGTTTGGTCGTAAGGTAAGAAACTTAATGGCAAGTGGCGAATACTCCACGGTTTTTCCAGAAGTAAAGTTACGGTCAGACAGTCTCGCGGCTGGAAGATGGGAAACGAATGATGGAGGAGAATACTTCGCGGCTGGAGTTGGCGGAGCCATAACTGGTCGTGGTGCAGATTTAATGATAATTGATGACCCCCATTCTGAACAAGATGCGATGAGTCCATCCGCTTTGGAGAATGCTTATGAATGGTACACCTCAGGTCCTCGCCAGAGACTTCAACCTGGAGGAGCGATAGTTATCGTTATGACAAGGTGGAGTGAAATAGATTTAACTGGTAAATTAATGAAGCAACAAGCTAGAGATATTTTGGCTGACCAATGGGAGGTTGTTGAGTTTCCTGCGATTTTACCTGATGGAAAGGCGATGTGGTCTAACTTTTGGAAAGTGGAAGAACTGTTAAAGGTCAAAGCTTCGTTGTCAGTTGGTAAGTGGGAAGCTCAGTGGCAACAAAACCCTACGAGTGAAACAAGTGCCTTACTCAAAAGAGAGTGGTGGAAAAAGTGGGAGAAAGAAGACATACCCCCATTAAGCTATGTTATGCAGTCTTATGATACAGCGTTTAGTAAAAAAGAAACAGCGGACTTTTCAGCTATAACCACTTGGGGTGTTTTTTACCCAGAGGAAGGCGGACCTCCAAACATTATTCTTTGTGATGCTCGGCGTGGCAGATGGGACTTCCCTGAATTAAAAAGAATAGCCTTAGAAGAATATCAATACTGGGATCCAGAATGTGTCTTGATTGAAGCGAAGGCGTCAGGTATGCCATTGACCCAAGAACTAAGGCAGATGGGTATTCCTATACAAAACTATTCCCCGAGTAGAGGAAACGATAAATATACAAGAGTGAATTCAGTTGCACCTTTATTAGAAAGTGGGTTAGTATGGTCACCAGATACTCGTTGGGCTGAAGAAGTTATTGAGGAGTGTGCGAGTTTTCCTGCTGGAGAGCACGACGACTTTGTTGATACAGTAACCCAAGCGTTAAGAAGATTTAGAGAAGGTGGATTTATAACCCACCCAGAGGATGAAGTTTATGAACCCGAATTTGTACCTAGAAACACAGCTTACTACGGATAGTATGTCACCAACTGAGATTTATAAGGGCATAAAAGATATGTCTGATATGTGGGTTTTAAACGATCCGGACTATGTACCACTAAGTTCTAGCGAAATAAGACAAAGTGTGGCATTATTAATGAGAAGAAAGTTTTTTGTTGTCTCAGGAGAGATGAATGGCTGAACGTCTAGATAAGAAAAACCCTTACAACAATGTTGAAAGAGAGATGACATTAGTTGGAAACCCTATACTCGATCCCGATCCCGTTGATGTGCAACTTGAAGAACCTATTATTGAAGAAGGTATGGAAATTACCGAACTTGAAGATGGGTCCGTGGAACTTGGATCTCAGGAAGTAGAAGTAGCGGACACTTCTTTCATAGCCAATTTAGCCGAGCAACTAGAAGATGACGAGATGGCAGGAATAAGTGCCTACGTTTTAGAAAAAGTCGACGAAGATAAGAGTGCTAGAAGCGAATGGCTAGACACATATAGCCAAGGACTTAATTTATTAGGCTTAAAATACGAAAACAGATCAGAACCTTTTGATGGTGCTACTGGTGTAGTTCATCCAATGTTGAACGAAGCTGTTACCCAGTTCCAAAGTCAAGCTTATAAGGAACTTCTTCCAGCGAAAGGTCCAGTACGCACACAAGTTATGGGGACAACAACCCCCGATTTAGAAAAACAAGCCGAGCGTGTCTCTGATTATATGAATTATACACTAATGCATACCATGAAAGAGTATGAAGCTGAGTTTGATCAGATGCTATACTACTTGGGATTAGGTGGTAGTGCGTTTAAAAAAATATATATTGACCCACAACTAGGTAGACAAGTTAGTAAGTTCGTTGAAGCTAAAGATATGCTTGTTCCTTTCAATGCAACCGACATAGAATCGGCTGATAGAGTTACACAAATCATTACAATGTCAGAAAACGAGTTGCGGAAGCTACAAGTCAGTGGTTTTTATCGCGATATCGAGGTGCAGTCAGGAAAACCACAAAGAGATGACGTAGATGATACTAAAGAATCAATTACTGGTATATATCCACAAGGTGATTATGAAGAAGTACAGTTATACGAGTGCCATTGTTATTTAGATATTGGTCAATTTGCTGATAAAGACGAAAAAGGGGAAGAAACTGGAATAAAACTACCCTATATTGTTACAGTAACAGCAAATGGGGGCGATGTACTCTCTGTTTACAGAAATTATGACGAACAAGACGCTTTTAAAAAGAAAAAACAATATTTTGTACACTACATGTTTTCTCCTGGACTAGGTTTCTATGGAAATGGACTTATTCATCTCCTTGGAAACCTATCTAGAGCCGCGACTGCTAATTTACGACAGTTAATTGATTCAGGAACATTGGCGAATATGCC